GGAAGGGACTGGCCGCCGCAGTGATCCGGCCCTGCTGGTCCACCGTCAGGTCGGTCAGGGTGTAGGACCCCGGCGTCACCTTCGTGTCGGCGAGCGAGATGGTCCCGGTGGTCGTGATAGGGCCGCCCGTGAGGCCCGTTCCGGTGTCTACCTGGGTAACGGTCCCGGTTGACCCCGTAGGCCCCACAGAGAGCCCCTGGAGGGCGTCCATGACCGGGGATAGGTCAACGTCCTGGGTGAGGGTCTGGACCTCTGCAAGGGCCTCTGTGCCGTCCAGGGTGTCCACGGTTTGAAGATCCGGCCCGACTTGCAGATCGCTTAGGGTGACAAGGTTCTGACCCGAGCCGGTCAGGGTGAAGATGTTGATGAACCAGCGGAACCAGACGTCGGCGATAATCCCGGTTCTGGGGTCCACCAAAGGCGCGCGGGGCGCCGGGATATTGGTGATATTAGGCATTGGTCTGCGATATGTGCAGTTCGGCGCCCATGATCGCGATCTTCACGGGGTCAGTGCCGGAAACCTCGTAAATCCTGTCTCTCGTCTTCAGCGTCATTCCAAGACGGTGCCAGTTCACCCGCGTTGCGGTCGCGCCGATGGCCCCCATGGTCGCCCAGTGCTCGTTTGACCACGTATGGCCGCCGTCATCGGACCATCGGAGCATCGCCTGCGGGTCCGAGCCCTGCCCGGTGACGAGGCCGACGCCCACTTGGCAATCAAGCTGCAATTCGTGATGGGCGGTGCGCTTCAGGGTGTTTCTGCCGGGCGGAAGGGCGCGCCAGGAGCGCAGCCACTTCTGAATCCCGCCGTTGTCGGCGTAGGTGGTCAGGGAGAAGGTGTAGATGTTGCCGTTTTCGTAATCGCCGACGATGATTTCCCCGCCGAAATTGCACTGGCAGTCCGACCGATGCCGGTTGAACCCCGGATTGTCCCAGGAACAGCGCTCGTGCCAAAGGCTGGTGGCGATGTCGTAGACCCAGGTCGTGAATGCCGATGGGAAGTTCAGGACGTAGAACGAATGGCCGTCCTGCTGGTAGGTGTAGGCCGTGGCGTCGGACAGATCGGTGTATTGCTGGATCTGCCACTCGACGGCGTGCGTCGAAATCCGCTGTGACTGATACCCCGTGGCCCGATAGACGATCCCCTGCCCTCTCGGATCGCCGCCAAGCCAGAAAATCCCGTTGTCCATCTTGGCGACGGAGTAGGGAGCGATGCAGCCGACTTCGTTGAAGGCCCCCTGGATGCGCGCGAACGGGAAATCCGCCTGGCCCGCGTTGTACCAAACTTCGGTGGTGTCGGTCCCGAAAAGCCACGCCTCCCGGTGATTGACGCAAAGGGCCACCAGGCCGTCAGGATTGCCTTCCGCAGACGCGAAATCGAGCGGATCGACCGAGGTTCCGTCCAGGAGTTCGGTTTTCCACCACCGCTGGCTGTCGGGCTCGTTGAACACGAAAAACCCGTCCAGAAAGCCCACCGTGATGGCTCCGGGGTAGTCCACATCGGTGATCTGGGCGAACACGTCGGTCGTGGCGTTGTAGATGTAGCCATCGGGATTGCAGGCGAAGAACACCTGAGTGCCGTTGTCGGCGATGCTGACCGGGCCGAAGCCGGAAACGTTGCCGATCAGCACGGGAAGGCCCGTGCTCGTGGTGAGCTTGTAGACCTCCGATCCCGAAACCACGAAGAAACAGGCCCTGTTCGATAGCGCCCAGAGCGCGCGGATAGGCCCCGAGCCGATGGTCTGGATAAAGTCGAGGCCGGGGGCGCGCTGAAGCCATGCGGGCTCCTTGCCGCCGTCAGGGATGACCTCGGGAAAGAGGTTCACCATCCGGTTGTCGGCGGCGTTGACGCTGCGGGCGACGTAGGCCCCTCCCAGGATCGGCGTCTTCACTAGTAGGGCAACCCGGTGAAGACGTTGTAGTCGTTGCCCCAATTGCCGACCAGCGCAGGCGGGAAGCTCATGATGTTGTTCGGGTTGTTTATCCGCTTCAGATCCCGCTTCGACGCCATGGCGATGCGGCTGACGTTGTTCGGCGGCTCAACCCCGAACTCGGTTGCCAATTCCACGGCGAGATTGAACCGGAACGCCCGCAGATAGCCTGGCGGGAAGGAAAGCGTCGTCGCCAGAACCGCGGGCTCGGCGAGCACCTGGGCGCTGACGAAATGGAACTCCAGGCTCTCAGTCGGGACGGGGTAGAGATAGACCGAGGCGTCGGGATATTCGGCGTCGATGTAGAGCAGCTGGGGATAGGTGCTCGTGTTCGTCTTCTGGGCAATCGAGTTGTACTGCTCGACGTTGATGATCGTCACGCCGAACGAGAGGTCGTTGGCGATGAAATAGGTCGCCGGGTCCAAGAGGACGGGGCGGACGCCGACAAACTGACCCGTGGGGCCTAGCGTGCGGGTGCGCTGATTGGCGGGCCAGGTGAACTGCTGATCGATGGTCGTGAACACGCTTAGGCGTTCGGTCGACCACGACTCGATCATCTGGTTCATGGCCGACAGGGCGTCGGTGGACATATCCCCAGACGGCGTTTCGCCCTCGGCCAGAACGCCGATCAGGCGAAGGGCGCCGTTGATGATGTCGCCGGCAGAAGCCATGTCAGGTCACCTTGCGCGGGCGGCCGCCGCGGCGTTTCACGATGGCCGCGCCAGATGCTTCGTTTGTCTTGTCGTCGATGTGCGCGACGAATGGGGCGGCCACAGGCAGGCCCGGCGTGAACCGCACCCAACCGTTAGCCTCGTCGAATGTGGCCTCGGCCTCCATGGTCGCGACCTTCTCCCCGTGTTGGGGGTGGCGCAGGTAGATGGCGCTCATTCGGCGCTCCTCTGGAAATCGAAGATGGCTCCGATCATACCGCCCCCGCGAATGTCGATGTTGACGCCCCGAAGCTTGTTCCAGGCGTCCTGGGCCTCGAGCGCCCATGTCGTCGTGGTCTGGAAGACCTTGCCGCCCACGTCGTTCTCAATGTCGATGGCCCGGTGAGCCTGCGGGGACGCGTGGTCGCGCCCGTCGATATAGCAGCCGTCCCAGCCCCAGGTTTCGAAGCGGGAGAACCCGAGGCGCTCCATGACCTCGAACGCGCAGATCGTCACGCTGACGGCGGTGGAGATGGCGTCGCGGTCTTGAACCAGATCCCACGTCGCAAGATCGTCCACATGCCAGAGGATGACACGGCGGCCCTTCAGGGTTTCGAACACGGACGGGTGGCATTTGGAGGCGATCAGATAGGTCGTGCTTTGCGGCGCCCGTTTCAGGAAGTCCGCAAGGTGGGCCTGCGGGTCGCAGCCGATCCAGTAGTTCGGGGCGGCGTTGCGGTCGGTGAACAGCCGCAGCGCCCCGTTCACGGCTAGGGTCGGATTGCCGCCAAACTCAGCGCCCCAGGCCGTTGGCCCGTTGGCGATGACCGACAGTTGCCGCGTGGAGGGAGGAAGGCGGCAGAGTTCGGGAAGCCCGAGAGAAAGGCTGTGGCGGACGTTGGCGACAAGGCCCGCGTCCGCCACAGGGGTCTTAATCTCAAACTCGACCAGGGACACTTACGCGCCCTTCATCGTCACCCACTGCGAGGTGTTGCGGGCATAGTAGATATTCGCCTTGCCGGCGGCGAGGACGACGCCGGCGTTGGTCGAGGAGGCGTCGATCTTGTCGCCCGAGAAGGGATACACGGTGACGCCGACAGTGCCCGGAACGTGGACACGATATTCCAGGCCCGTCGCGGCGGTCGGGAGTTTCACCCCTTGCGCCGAAGCGGTCACGGTGACGATGACCACCGACTTGGTGATAGCGCCCGCCGTGCCTTGGGTCGTGCCCGCAGCCGCCAGGGTCTGAGCGTAGCGGGTCAGCGTGCCGTTCTGGGTCTCGTTGGTGAACGAGGCCGTCGAAGGCGTGGTCGCACCGACAGTGCCGTTGTAGGCCCCGCCCGTGAACGTCGAAGAGCTGATCGTCGCCCCGGTGATCGTGGTGCCGGAGGTCAGTGCAGGGTCGGAGAAAGCAACCCCGACCGGCTTGGTATTGGCCATGTGAGGCCCCTTTCAATGGAAAGCGGCGGGCCGAGGTTTCCCCCAGCCCGCCTAGCCGTCAGGAGATGCGGTAGACAGTCCAGGTTCCGGTCCCGGTCTTGCGGAAACGGAACATCTGGGCGGTGCCGGCAGTCGCGACCACCGTCATCAGGCCGACCTTCGTCACGCCCGTGCCGCCGTCCAGGGTGATGATCCCCGAGCCGGAGCCGTCCACGTTGACGATAGAGAGGTCAAACGAGGAATCGGTCTTGGCGTTGCTCACCGCCGCGTCGATCTGAGTGCCGGTGAGCGTGGTGTAGGTCGCAGCCGAAGACCCCGGAGAGCCCAGCAGGATGCCGCCGGTCATCTGAGCGGCGGTGAGGGTCGCGGTGGTGGTCGCAGTGCCAGGAGCGGCCTGAGTGCCCAGCTTGACCTCACTGGTGTTGCCGTCGCCGACTTGGTAGCCACCGCCAACATTGGGAAGTGCCATGTTCGTAGTCCTTTCTGTTGGAGGTTAGCCCCAGAGCCGCACAGCAGCCGCGGGACGAATGACCGAGTAGCCGTAGAGAACGTCGATCCGGCAGGGCATGCGGTCGTTGTTGATGTCGTACTGACGCACGATCCGCATGGAGATGCCGTTGTGGACCTTCCGCGAGGCCATATCGACGCCGCGCGGAAGCAGGAGGTCAGCCGTCGCGAGGGTGATGGCGTCCTTCTGGTAGATCAGGTTCTGCGGGTACTGGGTCGAGGCCGTACCCACCCACGTCACCACCGCGCCCGATTGCGGGAAGGCGTCGATGGTCGCCAGGGCTTGACCGGCGGTATACATCGCCGGGCTCACGGTCAGGGTGTAGGCCCCGCCGGTCGCCGTCGCCGCCGTGGTGACCACGAACTGCTGGAGCGAACCGGTGGATTCGCGGGTCTGCGGGTTCACCGCATAGACGCCCGCCACCGTGAACACGTCACCGTCCGTCACCGTTTCCGTGCCCGCGCCAGTCACCGCGATGGTCGTTGACCCTTGGGTCGAGACGGTCGTGGTGATGGTGTGAGCGCCGGCGCGGGTGCCGGTGGTGTGCATCTTGATCGACTGCGACATGTTGATCTCGTCGTAGCCGAGCACACCGGTACCCATCAGGCCCGACTTGAACTGTCGGGACACGGTGTCGCCCGGATTGAACAGGCCCTTGAGCCCTTCGACCAGGCCCGCGTTGGCGGCGGGGCTGACCGTCGCGTAGCGGTTGCTGTTGGAGACGGCGCCCTCGTTCAGCAGCTGCTGGCCCTGGAGGAGGACAAGCGAGGTGCCGGGCGTGGTGCCGGGGGTGCCGACCGTGCCGTAGATGTCCTTGTAGGAGTTCGCGACATCGGCATCCACGTAGGCGGCCAACTGCGAAACCCGCGGCTTCAGCACACGCTCGGCGAAGTCGTCCAGGCTCAGGGCCAGTTCGGCGGTCGTGAAGCTGACGCCGATGTGGGCCTGATTGGACACGCTGAGGGTCGTGTATTGCTCGTTGTCGTCCTGCACTTGCAGGGCGGCGCCGGCGGTCACGGTCGCACGATCCGGCAGGCGGATGCGGAGGGTGGAGCCGATCTTGGCCCCTTCCACGGCAAACGACGAATCGTATTGCTTGTTGACGTTGCGCGACAGAACCAGCGAGTTCTCGAAGAGATCGAGCGACTTGTTGGTGATCATGTCGATAGTTAGCAAACTGTTAGACACTTTGCGGCGTCCTTATACTCGGGGTTGCTTTAGGAGCCCCGCGCGTTCTTCATCTGCCGCGCCCGTTCAGCCGCGATCCAGGCCGAGGTATCCATGGAGGCCGCTGCGCGCGGGTCCGTGGTGTCGAAGGCTGGTTTCGTGCCGGTGGGCGTGACAGGCGAGATTGGCGGCGGGGCCGATGAGGATTTGCGAACCGGAGGCGGGGCGGCGGCCAACTTGGCTTCGAGCCGT